GGGATACGTGGAGCGTGGATGCAATGGACTGAATTTTATCTGATGGGATATTTGTGATAACGTCGCTTTCGTATTTGTACATTGTTTGCTTTGAGGTGTTTGTCGCGGCGGCCAAATCTGTCTGTGATAGTCCAGCCGCTTCCCGTGCGGCTTTAATTCTTTCGCCTTTTGTCATGGTATCAATCTCCTCGCTTTTAGCGGTAACTTTATTATATCACAAAAAAGTGAGTAGTCAACCAAAAAATAGCTTGACAAGCTACTTTTTAGGGTGTATTATCTTGGTAGCTTAAAAAGTTACGGAGGTGATGAACGTGATTCGGACCGATGAACTGCGGGGAATCATCGCAAAAAACGGGTATTCCCAGGCAAAAGTAGCGGAAGCTATTGGAATTTCTCCGAAAACCTTCTACGAAAAGATGAACCGTGGCGTTTTCGGGAGTGATGAAATCGAGCTTATGATTCGGCTTCTGCACATCGACAACCCAGTTGCTATTTTTTTTGCTTGATAGTAACTTAAAAAGTTACCACAAAGGAGGTGGAGTATGTTTAAGTGGCTGAAAAAGTTATCCGCTCCCCGGAAACGACCTAGGGAGCGGACGTGGCTTCGATTTGAGCTGTGCGTAGAGGGCAAGGAGAAAGAGGAACTCTATGCTCTGCTGGATCGACTGCACTTGACCCGGCGGGAGCTGGCCCTTATCGTGATAGGTCTTCGCGCTCGACCTGGATTCGAGCTGAAAGATTTTGACACCTAAAGGCAAGGTACCCTAAGGTATCCGCAAGATCTTCCTTGGTGGAAATATCGCTGTAAATGGACATCAACTCGGTGTGTGGTTTCCGTTGCCACAGATTGACTGTGTACGTTTTTGGCCCAAAGAAACCGCTTACTTCTAGCTCGTAGGCATCATTGACCTTTCGGTAAATGGTTTCTGCGTAATCTATAACTTTTATGGAATACAACGGCCCCAAGAACTTGCAGGTATCTTGTAATCGTTTAAGCCCCAATTTTACCCCTCCTTTCTGCTCTTTAGCATAACACAAGGGCAGGAGCAGGGCAAGGACAAGGAGAATGTATGAACGATCTTATCAAAATCAACTACGACAACGACCGGCCGACCGTGTCGGCACGAGAACTGCATGAGTTCTTGGAGGTGGAAACGCCGTATCACAAGTGGTTCCCACGTATGTGTGAGTACGGTTTCCGCGAAAATGAGGACTTTGCAGTTATGGACATTTTTGTCCATAACCCCGCAGGTGGTCCGCAAAAGCAGAAAGACGCCGCTATCACCATCGACATGGCAAAGGAGCTGTGTATGCTTCAGCGCAACGAGCGGGGCAAGCTGGCCCGTCAGTATTTTCTCCAGCTGGAACGTGACTGGAACAGCCCCGAAAAGGTGATGGCGCGGGCACTCCAGATTGCGGAGAAGAAGATCAGCACGTTGACAGCTGATCTTTCCAAGGCCACTGTCCAGAATACCATCATGGCGCCCAAGGCTGACTACTTCGATGAGCTGGTTGAGAGGAACACATTGACGAATTTCCGCGAGACGGCCAAGCAGCTGGGCGTGAAGCAGAAAGCCTTCATCAGCTTCCTGATGGAGCGCAAGTTCATCTACCGCGACAAACGGGGCAAGCTGCTGCCCTATGCGGATAAGAACGACGGCCTCTTCGAGGTTAAGGAGTGCTTCAATAATGCGACCCAGTGGGCCGGGACCCAGACCTTGGTGACGCCCAAGGGTAGAGAAACGTTCCGGCTGCTGTGCCAGGGAATGTGAGGTAACATGGTTTTAGGGTTGACCCGTCGGGATGTTCTGAACCTGACAAACGACAAGAAGCGCAAGGCTTTACTGGCCAGCTGGCAGAGTTGGGGCCTTTGGTGCGAAGTTCCTGAGATTGGGCTGAGTGTGCGCCGGCTTGACCTGCCAGACGGCAGTTTTTTCACGGCTAGCTGGTATGCCGGGGATGACTTTTACCCGGCAAATGGCAAGCACAATGTGAACCGCCCGCGTTTCAATTTCGGAAGTAAGAATGGCATGCTGAAAGCAAGGGCTGTAGCCGAGAGTATGCTGACAGACAAGCTCAAAGAGCTGCGGAAGGAGTTGCTGGACGATGACAACACCTGACCTTATCAAGGCTTTGCAACGTCTGAAAGTTCAGACCGGCTCACTGGCCTGCCTGGGCTGCGGGTGGGAACACAGCTGCACCACCAAAGGCTGTGCTATCCTGCGGGAAGCGGAGGAGATGCTTCGGACCATGCACCAGGACTTGAAGACTTTGGGAGACTGCGCCACCTGCCGGCACGACAAGGCCGTAGGCTATGATGACGCGCCCTGCACCTGCTGTATGCGGGGTGAAAAGTGGGAATGGAGGGGAGAAGATCAATGAACCCTGTAAAAATCGACACGGCGGCGATGCCGAAGATCGAGGTCAAGGTGCTGTGTAGCACCATTTTGGAAGCTGTCGAGGCTTTTTATAAGGACCCGAAGAACCTGGCTGCCTTTGAAACCTGGCAGAAACAACATAAGGAGGAATCGTGATGAATGCAGTGCAAAAGATCAAGGCCCGGCATGAAGAAAAAGTCTGGGCAGACATCGAGGGCATCATGCGCGTGATGCAGCCTATCCTGGAGGATAACGCAAAGGCTCGCTGGGAAGAAGAGGTCCGTAAGGTCAAGGCCCAAAAGAAGGCCATCCGTGTGAAAGACCGAAAGAACAAGGTCAACGTGGCCTTGCAGCGGGCGGGCATCCCCCTGCGGGTGCTGTGATGGGTCCTGTGTATCGGCTCTGCCGCCGGTGCGGGCAGCGCTGGAACGTCAGTTGTCTGGACCCCGGTGAGAAGGTTTACATCTGCCCGATCTGTGACTGGAAAGCGCGGCAGGCAGCACGGAAGGAGAAACACGCATGAGCATCAGCAAGAAAGACCTAGCCAGTGAGCGCCGGACCCGGCACTGCCGGAAGCCGCAGCGCTGCGTGTACTACGCTGTCGGTAGCAATGACGGCTACAACGGGACCTGCGACTACATCCTCATTACTGGTCACCGGCGGCCCTGCGGATTCGGTGCGGCCTGCACGGTCAAGGAGACGCAGGGGCGGAGGATGCGCAGTGGCGGGATGAGCCAAGAGGTGGAAGCGAAGGTAACGCAGCTGTACGCTCAGGGTTATTCGGACCCGTCGATTGCCCAGGCTGTCGGCATGACCAGCACCATGATCCGCTACTGGCGTCAGCGGAACGAGCTGCCGCCCAACGCCCACGGCGGACGACCCAGGAAGGACCAGACCACCGAAGCAAAGAAAAAGGCCGCCCCCAGAGCTGGAACCTCCAAGGACGGCAAGTAAATAAAACCATGCCTATTATATGGCATCTGAAAGGAAAAAGCAAGATGTATCCTATCGATGTTGCTGCCTTCTTGAAGAGGGCAGAGGAAAACGATGGGCCTCTGAGCCAAGCCGAGCGGGAGCTTTGGAAGCTCATCGTCAACCTGCAGAACCAGGCGTATGCGGCGGGTCTGCGGGATGCTAGAAAGAAACAGAAGGAGGAGAACGATGGTTGAGATCAAGATAACCGGCGACAGTGCGCCGGAGGCCCTGGGTGATCTGGCTCACATGGCCTTGCTGCTGGACCTGGCTGAGCTACATAGCCTGACGAAGAAAGTCGAGGTGCAGGAAAGTAAAGCTGTACTGGAGACGGAGGAAACCCCGAAGCCGGTTCCTGAAACGCCCGCAGAGGCGGAGACGCCCACTCCTGTTCAGGCAGCTGCCGTGAGGCTCGGCAGTTGCCCAGAGGTACAGGAAGGCGTTCGCAGCTATACTCTGGAAGAGATCCGTAAGGCTGGCATCGACGCCGCCAAATCTTACGGAAAGCAAGCGGTACAAGATGTTCTTCACAGCCTTGGCACCAAAGGCATGAGCACCTTGCCCCCGGAGAAATACCCTGAGTTTATGCGAAAGCTGGGTGAGATCCATGCCGGGTAAACATGCTTTGCTGGGGCCTTCCAGCGCGTTCCGCTGGAGCCACTGCACCAGGAGCGCCCGCCTGGAGGAAGGACTGCCGGACACCGGCAGCGCCTACGCCTCTGAGGGTACCCTGGCCCATCGGCTGGGGGAGCTTCTGCTACGGGCTGAGTATGAGGGGGCTGACATTGCCGACGGCCTGGCTGAGGTGCAGGCCGACCCGCAGTATTCCAACGCCATGCGGGAGCACATGGAGGGCTACGCCGCCTTTGTGGGCGAACGCATGGCAGAGGCCCGCACCCGGTGCAAGGACCCGCTGATCTTCGTAGAGCAGCGAGTGGATGTGACAGAGTATGTACCGGATGGATTCGGTACAGCGGACTGCGTTATCATCGCAGATGGCCTGATGGACGTGATCGACCTCAAGTATGGGGCTGGTCATGCTGTGAGCGCAGAGGGAAACCCCCAGATGAAGATCTATGCGCTTGGCTGCCTGCTGGCATTTGACTTGTTCTATGACATCGCCTCCATCCGCATGACCATCTATCAGCCTCGCCTGGACAGTATCTCTACTTCGGTTATTGACCGCGGGAGCCTGCTGGACTGGGCAGAGAGCTTCCTCAAGCCCCGTGCAGCTCTAGCCTATGCTGGAGAGGGGGAGTTTGCCCCCAGCGAAGAGACGTGTCGGTGGTGTAAGGCCGGTGCAGTCTGCAAGGCCCGCGCTGCCTATCAGCTGGAGCTGGCCGCAAAGGACTTCCAGGAGCCTGCGACTATGGACAATGCGGAGGTTGCCGAAGTGTTGGAACGGCTGCCAGGTCTGCTCTCCTGGGCCAAGCAGGTCAAAGAGTATGCGGAAGACGCAGCGATCAATCATGGCGAAAAGTTCCCCGGATTCAAGGTGGTCGAAGGGCGGGCCAACCGGTGCTATGTCAACGAGACGGCCATTGCCCGCCGCCTGCGAAAGCTCGGCTTTACCACGGCTGACATCTATAAGCCCAAGGCACTGCTGGGCATTACTGCCCTGGAGAAGCTGGTGGGCACCAAGAAGTTAGCAGAGTTGGCTGGCGGCCTGATTGAGAAGCCGGCTGGTGCTCCCGTGTTGGTCCTGCAGAGCGATAAGCGTCCGGAGCTGAACACCGCTGCCAAGGCTGCTGAGGACTTTGCGGAAGAGATCCCTTCTTTTTGAGGTGATACTATGCCGAACATCATTCACATCGTCAATGGCTCCTGCGAGATCAACCTGGACCCGATGCTGCTTCACGAGATGCCGGTCAAGAACTGGCGTAAGCTGGTTAAGTTGGCGGCTGCGGACTGGCGCAACCAGGAAAGCCTACAGGAGTTGAGAGACTGGTTCTCTCTTGCAGTCCAAGACGCCAAAGTAGCGTGGGAAACAGCGTCCAGGGAGTTTGCAAACGGGTGGAAAGACCCGAAGTATCACGGTAGGCGCTGTATCCCGGAAAACCGGTGGCTCACCTGTGCTGTGAAAAAAGCCAAGAGGCATTATGAGTGTCTGCGTAAACGACAAGATATTCTTGCTGAGGCGTGTCATGGGTGACATCGCAGACGCCTATATCGACAGAATTTTAATGGAAAAGGCCCCAGCGGGCCAAATGAATAAAAGGAGAAAAAATACTATGTCTACGATCAATCAGCCGACCAAGGTCATCACCGGCAAGTGCCGCCTGTCTTACTCCCATGTGTGGGATGCCGTCAGTATCGACGGCAATTCCGAGCCGAAGTTCGGTGCCTGCATCATCGTTCCCAAGAGCGACAAGGCCACCGTCAAGAAGATCCGGGCCGCTGTGGAAGCGGCTGTGCAGGACGGCATCAAGTCTAAGTGGAGGGGTAAGAAGCCGGCCAACCTCAAGCTGCCGCTGCGTGACGGCGATGAGGAGCGCCCTGATGATGAGGCTTTTGCGGGCTGCTACTTCCTGAACGCCAACAGTAAGATTCGCCCTGGTATCATTGATCTGGCTAAGCATGAGATTATGGATACCTCTGAGGTGTACAGTGGTTGCTACTGCCGCTTTTCCGTCAACTTCTATCCATTCTCGACCTCTGGCAACAATGGTGTGGCTGCCGGTCTGAACAACATCCAGAAGGTGGCGGACGGTGCGCCGCTGGGTGGCCGTAGCCGTGCAGAGGATGACTTCGACGATGACTATGAAGATGAGGACTTTGGCGATCTCGATTAAGTGCAGACTAGGCCCCGCCGCTGCGAAGGCGGCGGGGCCCTTGCCGTAAGGAGGGAATATCCTATGCCTAAAATGATGGCTGTTGATATTGAAACTTACTCCAGCGTTGATCTGGTCTCTTCCGGTGTTCGCCCATATAGCGAGGCGGAAGACTTTGAGATCCTGCTCATCGCTTATAAGGTAGACGATGAACCGACCAAAGTGCTGGATCTGGCCAGTGGAGAGACGGCTGACGGCACAGAGTTTACGGCCTTGCTGTCAGATCCGTCTGTGCTCAAGACAGCTTACAATGCTGCGTTCGAGCGCACCTGTTTGGCCCGTTGGTTTCAGTTGCCGATGCCGCCAGAGCAGTGGAGCTGTACGATGGTCCTGGCGGCTAATCTGGGCTTGCCCGGTACATTGGCCGGTGCCGGCGCTGCGCTGGGCCTGGACAAGCAGAAAATGACCGAAGGCAAAGAGCTGATTCAATACTTCTGTAAGCCCTGCCGACCGACCAAAGCCAACGGCGGTCGTACCCGCAATCTTCCGAGTGATGCACCGGAAAAGTGGGAACTGTTCAAGAAATACAATATCCGCGATGTTGATGTCGAGGTGGACATTCGGCAGCGGCTTTCCGATTTTTTCATTCCGGAGGCCGAACGGCTGGCGTGGCAGCAGGACCAGCATATCAATGACCTGGGCGTTCGCGTGGATCAGGTGCTCATGCGCCAGGCGCAGGAGCTTAGCAATCAGTACAATACCCGCTTGATGGATGAGGCCAAAGACCTTACCGGATTGGATAATCCTAAGAGTGCGCCGCAGCTCAAGCGCTGGCTGTCCGAGCGGGAAGGGATAGAGGTCCCCAGTCTCAACAAGGAGGCGATGCCTGGCCTTCTGTCCCAGGTACAGAGCCAGGAGACCAGGCGGATGCTTACGATCCGCTCGGAGCTGTCGAAGACTTCTGTGAGTAAGTACGAGGCCATGGAGCGTGGCCTGTGCCAGGATGGGCGGGTGCATAACCTGCTCCAATTTTACGGGGCCAACCGGACTGGTCGCTGGGCCGGCCGCCTAGTGCAGGTACAGAACCTGCCACAGAACAAGCTCAAAGATTTGGCCCTGGCTCGTGAGCTGGTGCGTGGGGGAGAGTTTGAACTGCTGGAAATGGCCTTCGGTTCTCCACCGTTCGTCCTGTCCCAGCTGATCCGTACCACGTTTATTCCATCTGATGGCTGCCGGTTTATCATTGCAGATTATAGCGCAATCGAGGCCCGCGTGATCGCGTGGCTGGCCAATGAGCCGTGGGTCTTGGAAGAGTTCAGAGGCGACGGCCTGATCTATGAGGCCACGGCTGCCATGATGTTCCACAAGGCCAAGAACGACATTCGCAAAGGTGGTCCTCTTGCAGAGCTTCGCCCGAAGGGAAAAGTGGCGACGCTGGCCTGCGGCTATCAGGGTGGCGTGGGCGCCCTCAAGCGTATGGGGGCTTTGGAAAGCGGTATCCCAGAAGAGGAACTGCCTGGCATTGTCAACCGCTGGCGTCGGGCCAATCCGCACATTGTCCGGTACTGGTACGACGTAGAGGATGCAGCAATTCGGGCGGTGCAGGGGGAGCGGGTGGCACTTCGACACGGACTCAAATTCTTCTGTGACCAGGGGTATCTCTTTATCCAGCTGCCTTCCGGGAGACGACTGGCGTATTTCCAGCCCCGACTGGAACCGGAACCTAAGTTCAATAAGGAAGGTATCACCTATATGGGAGTGGACCAGGAGAAAAAGACCTGGTCCAGGCTCAAGACCTATGGCGGCAAGCTGGTGGAGAACATCGTCCAGGCCACGGCGAGGGATTGTTTGCGGGATACCATGCGAGCACTCTGGGAAGCCGGCTATGAGATTGTGTTCCATGTGCATGATGAGGTCATCCTTGATACTCCCAAGGACCGAGGCTCGTTGGAGGACGTACTGGAGATCATGGGCCATAGCCCACGCTGGGCCTTCGGCTTGCCGCTTAAGGCAGCCGGCTTTGAGGCCCCATTTTATATGAAGGACTAAAGGAGGGCTATCATGAACTTACAGTATGACGGCCCGATCACATTGGCTGTTGGTGCGTCCCGCTCGGCGGCGCACTGGAAGAATAAGACCATGCAGTGGAGTGAGTTCCTGGGCATGATTCAGAACACGACACAGACCCGTGAGACTTTGGCCGAGTATCGTAAGATGCCGAAGGGCAAGCAGGATACCATCAAAGATGTAGGCGGTTTTGTAGGCGGATGGCTCAAGCAGGGCCGCCGAAAAGCGGAGAATCTGGAACACCGATCTATGTTCACCCTGGATGCTGACTTTGCCACTATGGATCTTCTGGAGAATCTCTCTATGTTCTATGGGTGTGCGGCTGCGGTCTACTCGACCCATAAGCACAGCACAGAAGCCCCACGTTTGCGCCTGCTGGTGCCACTGACCCGGCAGCTCTCTGGGGATGAGTATCAGGCGGCAGCCCGTATGCTGGCCTCTGACCTGAGCATGGATCTTTTCGATGATACGACATATCAGCCGACCCGCCTGATGTATTGGCCCAGTACCCCAACGGACCAGGAATATTATTTCGACTATACGGACGGCCCGTGGATAGACCCTGACGCACTGCTGGCGAGGTATCCGGATTGGAGGGATACCTCGTACTGGCCGGAGAGCAGCCGTGCTGTGTCAGTCCGGCATAGCGCAGCCAAGCACCAGGGCGACCCTACGGCAAAACCCGGTGTAGTGGGCGCTTTCTGCCGTACCTACGATGTAGAGCAGGCGATAGAGCGCTTTCTGTCGGACAGATACACACCCTGCGAGATGCCTGGGCGCTATACCTACGTCGGCGGCTCCACGTCGGCTGGTCTGGTCATCTATGATGGCGGCCTGTTTGCCTACTCCAATCATGCGACCGACCCAGTCAGCGGACGCTTGTGCAATGCGTTTGATTTGGTTCGCCTGCATCTGTACGGCGAACAGGACAGTGAAGCTGCGGCGGATACCCCAGTGAACAAACTGCCGTCCTACACGGCTATGGTGGAACTGGCCCGGACAGATGAGGCGGTCAAGCTGACCAGTGCCCGTGAACGGCTTGAGCAGGCCAGAGGGGACTTTGACATTCCCAATGAAGATGATACCGGCGATGCCTGGATGACTCAGCTGGAAGTGGACAAGCGTGGCACCCCACTCCAGACGATTCAAAATGCCTATATCGTTCTCTCCAATGACCCATTGCTCAAGGGGGCGCTTGCCTTTAACTCTTTCAAGGAGCGTCTGGTCTGTGTCCGCAGCTTGCCCTGGAAGGAGGTGCAGGACACGGTAAACGGCGACGCCTGGATAGATGCAGATGACAGTGAGCTTCGGCGCTATCTGGAGCTGGCCTATCGGATTACCGGCAAGGAACGCATCTTGGATGCAGTGAGCAGTGTGGCCCGCGCCAACACGATCCACCCTGTCCGCCGCTTTCTGAAAAGCCTGGAATGGGATGGCGTGGAGCGCCTGGACACGCTGCTGGTGGACTACCTGGGCGCGGAGGATTGCCCTTACACCCGTGCTGTGACCCGCAAGGCGTTCACAGCGGCGGTGGCCCGTATCCTGTGCCCTGGCTGTAAATTCGACTATGTGCTCACGTTGGCAGGTCCCCAAGGGCGTGGCAAGTCCACGCTCATCAATAAAATGTCATGCGGCTGGTATACGGACAGCTTGGCTGGGATCGGGACCAAGGAAGCCTATGAGGGCATCCAGGGCTTTTGGCTGGTGGAGCTGGGCGAGCTGGCGGCCATGAAGAAGACTGAGATTGAGGTCACGAAGAACTTCATTTCCAAACAGGTGGACAGCTATCGTGCCCCGTATGGCCGCCGGGTGGAGGACCATAAGCGGCAGTGCGTCTTTTTCGGTACGACCAACAGCACGGCATTTCTTCGAGATGATACCGGCAACCGGCGGTTTTGGCCGGTCCGACTGGGGGAGCAAGCGCCAGCGCGTACAGTCTGGGATGATCTGACCGAGGACATCATTCATCAGTTATGGGCGGAGGCTGTGATTCGGTATCAAGAGGGCGAAGAGCTGATTTTGACCGGGGCGCTGGAGGAGGTAGCCCGTGAGCAGCAGAGCGAGTTTACCGAAGAAGATCCACGGGCCGGGGAGGTACAGCTGTTCCTGGAACGCCTGCTGCCGGAAGACTGGGAGAGAAAAGACAAGCTGGAACGCCGGGTTTGGTTTTCAGATGACTTCGGTGCGGCCCAAGGCTCTGTCCGCCGGGATACAGTCTGTGTGGCTGAAATCTGGAATGAATGCTTCAAGAGTGATATTGAGAAGCTGTCCCGGCAGGACAGTCAAGCGGTAGCGGCTATCTTGCGTCGTGTTCCTGGATGGGCTGAAGAGAAGGGGCGGCAGCGCTGTGGTATCTATGGATTGCAGAAGCGTTTTCGCCGTGTGAGTGGGGAATCGTGATATATCACATCTGCTGTCGGACACGTGGTTTTTGTATCACTTTGTATCACAACTGCAAAGCGGCCTGTATCACTTGTATCAGTGCTGTATCAGATGAAGTGATACAGGAAAAACCTATGTGCCCCAAGGCTTTGATAGGGCCTGTATCACTTGTATCATATAAATTCTCTGGAAGTATGAAAGTATTATATAGAGGGCATGAACGCCCGCGTAGCACACACGCGAAGGGGTTAAAGGGTACAAGTGATACAGTGATACACGGGGGGTTATATGGAAAAAGACATTGAAAGCTATCTGCGTAAGCGGGTCATGGCTGCCGGTGGCCTTGCGTTGAAATTGGTTTGCCCCGGCTTTACCGGTGTGCCAGACCGCCTGATTCTTTTACCGGGTGGCCGAATCTGCTTTGCAGAATTGAAAGACACCGGCCGGGTCCCACGGAAGAGACAGAAGCGCGTACATGATATTCTGCGGGGTCTTGGCTTTACGGTTTTCGTGCCGGATAGCCGGACTGCCGTCGATGAGATGATGAGGGAGGTGATGCCGAATGAAGTTCATACCCCATGAGTACCAAAAGTTCTGTGAAGACTTTTTGCTGGATAAACCGGCCGCTGGCCTTTTGCTGGATATGGGCTTAGGCCCAGCAAGACGGTGATCACGCTGACTGCCGTGGCGAAATGGCTATACGATCGCTTTGAGATCAACAAGGTCCTGGTGGTGGCGCCCCTGCGGGTGGCGGAGGATACCTGGACAAAAGAAAGTGATAAGTGGGATCATCTTTGTGGTCTTCGTGTAGTCCGGGTCCTGGGCAGTCAAGCGCAGCGAGTATCTGCCCTCCGGACTGAGGCAGATATTTACTGCATCAACCGAGAAAACGTCCCCTGGCTGGTGAAGTATTATGGCACGGCCTGGCCGTTTGACGGCGTAGTCCTGGATGAGCTATCCAGCTTCAAGAATTCTAGCTCTAAGCGCTTCCGGGCTATGCGGAAAGTCCGACCGCTGATCAAGCATATTGTCGGCCTGACAGGGACCCCAAGTCCAAACGGACTGATCGACCTGTGGGCACAGATGTATTTACTGGACGGCGGTGAACGATTGGGCCGGACACTGACGGAGTACCGAAGCCGATACTTTGTCCCAGGACGGAGGAATGGGTACGTAGTCTATGACTGGGTGCCGAAGCCGGGAGCTGAGGAAGAGATCTACCAGAGAATTTCAGATATTTGCATCAGCATGAAAGCCTGCGACTATCTGGGACTTCCGGAACGGGTCGATGTAGTCCGCATGGTCAAGTTGGATGAGAAAGCACGGGCGGCCTATACCGAAATGGAGAAGGAGGCAGTGTTGGAGCTTGCTTCCGGTGACGTAGTGGATGCGAGCACTGCTGCTGTGGTTTCCAACAAACTGCTGCAAATTGCGAATGGAGCAGTCTATGACGAGAACGGGGAAACACATATCATCCATGAGGCTAAATTGGATGCACTGGGGGACATCATTGAAGCGGCCAATGGCCGGCCGGTCCTGTTGTTCTATGCCTACCAGCACGATCTGGAACGTATCAGACAGCACTTCCCGCAGGCCCGTAAGCTGGAAGGAAGCAGAGAGATCGACGCATGGAATCGCGGTGAGGTCCCAATTTTGTTGGCGCACCCCGCCGGGGCCGGTCACGGCCTGAACTTACAGGCAGGGGGAAACCATATCGTATGGTTCGGGTTGACCTGGTCATTGGAGCTATATCAGCAGGCAAACGCCCGTATCTACCGACAAGGCGTAACGGGTGAGTGTGTTACCATCACGCATCTGGTTGCTGAGGGCACCATCGACGAAGACGTTATGCGGGTGCTGGATGGAAAGGCCAGTAGGCAGGATGCCTTACTGGAAGCAGTTAAGGCCCGCTTGAAAAAGTACCGAGAAGAGGGGGACGCAACATGACCAAGGAACGCCTGAGAGGATACCGGACCCTGCTGCAAGAGAAAAAGACTCTGGAGCAGCAGATTGAGACCATCGAGGCTACGCTGCTGCACCCTAAAATCCAGAAAATCAAACACACGCCAACCGGGCCGTCTGGTGGCAACGCCCTGGAGGACCTGGCAGCCAAACACTTGGAGCTGATTGACCTGTATCACACGAAGCTTGCCGAAATCGCACACGAACTCCAGGCCATTGAGACGGGCATTGGCGCCCTGCCGCCTACTGAGCGTGTGCTGCTGCGCCTGCGCTACGTCCACGGCCTGAGCTGGGAAGAGGTCTGTGTAGATATGTCATACAGTTGGCGGCAGGTCCACCGCATCCACGCCAAAGCGTTGGAGGCGCTCAGGGAGCCGGGCGAGGAATAAAGAAAAGAGCCGGGGGCGTCATGCCTCCGGCTTTTCTGCGACATATTCCATTAAATCGCCCGGCTGACAGTCCAGCACAGCACAGATTTTGTCAAGCGTGCGGGCATCTAGGCCACCTGTGCCCTTTTCTATCTTGTCCAGGATGCCAGGGCTGACTTTTGCCTGCCTGAGCTTGTACTTTACGCCGCGCACGGCCATTTTTTCCAACAGTCCGTTGTAAGTAATCATAAAATCACCTCTTTTAGATTATACCATGTCTAAACTGTACTTGAAATAGTACAATTCTAACAAAAAGGCGTTCTAAAGATAGTACAGTTTGCCTATTGAAAAATTGTACTAAAGATAGTACAATAAAGGCACAGTAAAGGAAACGGACAGCTCGACAGCTCGACAGGGCGGAAAGGAAGATAGACATGAGGCTCAGCTATAAAGGGCGATTCAAAGACGCCGCCCGGAGAGAACACAGACTGGCCGAAATTACATTCATGGAATCCGAAGAGCCGGATTTCGAGAGAGCGGCTCAGGTGATGAGTATAAAGGGCTGGACCTTCCAGCCGGTAACGGATGGATACGCCATGTGTGAAGTGGCTAGCAGGGAAGAGTTCGGCATGTTGGCGTCGGACTGGAAAACGGTTAAACGATCTGTGGCCCTCTGGAAGAAGCACGGTATCTAAGGCGCAGGGTGACAGCCCAGAGGGCGGAAAGGAATATAACTATGAACGAGCTAGAAAAAAGAATTATCGCCGCAATGATAGAAACCGGTCGAGCGGCACCGGGTTGGAGATTCAAGATCCAATCCATCGATGGCCCCCAATATAGTGACTGGGCAACCATCACCGGCGTTCTGATAAAAAAAAGATGCCGGAAGCCTATAATGGGCTGGGAGATAGCCTGTTATAAACCGAAGAGTCAGATTTGGTGGGACCGGTCGAGATTCGTAGAGTTCGCAGAGTGACAGGGGCTTAGGCTCCTGGTAATGCGGCAGGCCGGTCACAAGCCCGGCCATGAGCGAGTAAAAAGGCGGGTCAGGTGCAACAAGACTTATTCAGTTTTGGGACGCCTGACCTGTTTTTCTTGTTACACCGTCTCCCCTTGTTTCACCCGTGTCAGCGCTCCAAATTTTCTCTTGTTGCGCTTGTTACACTTTTTAGGGGCCTTGTTACACCCCGAAAAAGGGACAAAACCCTTGGGGTTCAACGGTTTCCCCCTATTAGCTGTAACAACTGTAACAAATAGTATAATAAATACCCAGATAAGACGGTATATGTATAGATATATAGCTGTATAGCCTTATTAGGGTATTTATAGGGAAACCCTTGTTTGTTTCGTTACTCTTGTTACACCTGCCTATTTTCAGGGGTACCCCAGGATGGCACACAATGGCACGGGGCGGGGTGGTATACTGGTATTGTGATTTTTTTAGAGATAGGTTTTTCCTCTTTTCCCCGGACGGCGCTGGGCTTTGGCTTGGCGTCGCCCGGATTCTTTTTGCCCGCAGCGGGGAGGTGGTAACGTGGCGGAGCTGACCAAAAAGCAAAAACGGTTTGTCCAGGAATACCTGATCGACCTGAACGCCACGGCTGCTGCCCGGCGAGCAGGATACAGTGAGAAGACGGCGCGGTGCATCGGCAACGAGAACTTGACGAAACCAGCTATCAAGGCGGAGATTGACCGGGAGCTGGCCAAGATCCAGAGCGACCGGATCGCCACTGCCGACGAAGTGATGCGTTACCTGACCGCTGTGATGCGGGGAGAGCAGACGGAGGAAATCCCTCTGCTCCAGGGCGATGGCATACAGGCGCTGGTGGCCAAGGACGTGAGTGCGAAGGACCGGCTGAAAGCGGCGGAACTCATCGGCAAGCGCTATGGCCTGTTTACGGAAAAGCTGGGGCTGGACGGCGTGGTGCCGGTGATCTTGGCGGGGGATGATGAGGTCGAAGACTAATATCATCCACTTGCCGGAGGTCATTGGCAAGGGCTACGGGGCCTTCTGGCGGTTCCGGGGCCGGTACCGAGTAGTGAAAGGCTCCCGTGCCTCGAAGAAGTCCAAGACCACGGCTCTGAACCTCATCACCCGCATGATGCAGTATCCCCAGGCCAATACACTAGTGGTACGAAAAGTTTTCCGCACCTTGAAGGACTCCTGCTTTACAGAGCTGAAATGGGCCATCCACCGGCTGGGCGTAGATGCCTGGTGGGGCATCCGGGAAAGCCCCCTCGAAATGACCTATCTGCCCACGGGCCAGAAGATTTATTTCCGGGGCCTGGATGACCCGCTGAAGGTCACGTCCATCACGGTGGAGAATGGCTATTTGTGCTGGTGCTGGATCGAGGAAGCCTATGAGATCATGGACGAACGGGCCTTTGACATGCTGGACGAATCCATTCGAGGGGGCATCCCCAAGGAGACGGGGCTGTTCAAGCAGATCACCCTGACCTTCAACCCCTGGAACGAGAAGCACTGGCTGAAAGCCCGCTTCTTCGACGCCCCGCCGGACCCGGATATTCTGGCCCTGACCACGAACTACCTGTGTAACGAGTGGCTGGACCAGGCTGACCTGAAAGTGTTTGAGACGATGCGGGAGAATAACCCCCGTCGGTATCAGGTGGCCGGCCTGGGCGGCTGGGGTATCGTGGAGGGCTTGGTTTTTGAGAACTGGAAAGAAGAAGCCTTCGAGACGGCAGCCATTGCCAAAAGGCCAGATGTTGTCAGTGCCTTCGGCCTGGACTTCGGTTACACCAACGACCCGACGGCCCTGTTCTGCGGGCTGGTCAGCCGGGAAGAAAAGACCATCTGGGTCTTTGATGAACTCTATGAGAAGGCCCTGAGCAACCGGGCCATTTGTGACCGGGTGACGGCCATGGGCTACGCCAAAGAGCGCATCCGGGCCGACTGCGCCGAGCCGAAGAGCATCGACGAGCTGCGGGAGCTGGGGCTGTACCGTATCACGCCCGCCCGGAAGGGGCGGGACAGCATCAACAACGGAATCCAGTATATTCAGGATTACCGCATCGTCATCCACCCTAGGTGTGTGAACTTCCTTACAGAAATCTCCAATTACACCTGGGCCGAAGATAAATTCGGGGGCAAGCTCAATGCCCCCATCGACGCCTTTAACCATCTCATGGACGCCATGCGCTACGCGCTGGAGGACGTGCTGGTGGGGCCGGCGTTTTCGTTTGAATAAGACAGAAAGGAGGGAGAAGCATGAGCGGGATCATCACAGAGACAGAACGGGTGGGCCGCCTGATCCTACAGGGAAAACGGCGAGGCTTGAGTGAACTGCAATTCTTCGCGGCAGAGCTGCAAGACTGGCGGGATAGCCCCCGACGGAAAGAACAGCTCCAGGGCGAGCGCTACTATCGCGGGCAACAGGACATCCTGCGCCGCCAGCGGACGGTCATCGGGACCGACGGGAAATTGCAGGCGGTGGACAACCTACCCAACAACCGGATCGTGGACAATCAGTACGCTCTGATGGTAGACCAGAAGACAAACTATCTGGTGGGCAAGCCCATCACGCTGAACTGTCGGAACAAGACTTACACGGCCCAGCTGGGCAAGGTGTTCGGCCGCCGCTTCGGGCGGCTGCTGAAATACGTCTGCGAGGACGCCCTGAACGGCGGCTTGGGCTGGCTCTACCCCTATTATGACCGGGAGGGTCAGCTAGCCTTTCAGCATTTCCCAGCCTATGACATCCTGCCCTTCTGGGCCGACGACGACCACACGACGCTGGACTGTGCCTTGCGCTACTACACTCAGGAGGTCTGGAACGGCTACACAAAGGAGATTGTGGAGCGGGTGGAACTGTTCAAGGACGACGGCCTGTGGCGGTATCTCTTCCAGCACGGCCAGCTCATCCCGGACGTAGAGCTGGGGGAGCATGAGAATTACTTCGCCGTGGACATGGGAGGGCAGACCCAGGAATTTAACTGGACCCGCATCCCACTCATCCCCTTTAAGTACAACAAGCAGGAGGTCCCCTTGCTCTGCCGGGTCAAGACCTTGCAGGATGGGATCAACACCATGCTCTCGGACTTTGCCGACAACATGCAGGAGGACGCCCGGAACACCATCCTCATCCTGAAAAACTACGACGGGGAGAACCTGGGCCAGTTCCGGCACAACCTGGCGACCTACGGGGCCGTCAAGGTCCGCAGCGACGGTGGAGTGGAGACGCTGCAAGTAGAGGTCAACGCAGACAACTACCAGAGTATCTTAAAGCTGCTCAAGCAGTCGCTCATCGAGAACGCCCGTGGCTACGATGCCAAGGATGACCGCCTCTCTGGCAACCCCAACCAGATGAACATTCAGTCCATGTATTCTGACATCGACCTGGACGCCAACGGCATGGAGACGGAGTTCCAGGCTGCCTTTTCCGACCTGCTGTGGTTCATCGACCAGGACTTTGTCAACCGCCGGGGCCTAGGTGATTTTTCGGGGGAGGATCTACAGATTGTCTTCAACCGGGACATCCTCATCAACGAGAGTGAGTCCATTGACAACTGCTCTAAGTCTCTTGGTATCCTGTCCAACGAGACGATCGTGGAGCAGCACCCCTGGGTGTCTGACGTAGATCTGGAGCTGGCCCGCCTGCGGAAAGAGCAGGACGAGGCCATGGCACGGGTACCAGAGTACACCGGGGCCTTTGGCGGCGGTGAGGGCACATGAGAGACGCAGCCTATTGGCGGCAGCGCAGCGCTCTGCTGGAAGCCAGCGCCCACAAGAACGCCGACGAGAGCGTCCGGGCCTTGGAGGACCTTTATCAGGAGACGCAGCGGGAAGTCCGGCAGGAGATCGAGAGCTGGTATGCTCGCTTCGCCCGTGACAATCAGCTGACCCTGGCCGAAGCCCAGAAACGGCTCACGGCGGGGGAGATGGAGGAATTTCGCTGGTCTGTGGAGCAGTATGTGAAGGTCGGGAAACAGGCGGGCTTGGACCCAGCCTGGCAGAAAAAGCTGGCCAACGCCTCCGCTCGGTTCCACATCTCCCGTCTGGAAGTGATCGAGTTGCAGATCCAGCAACAGATAGAGCTGCTCTATGGGAACCAGGTGGATGAAGTAGATGAGCTTCTGCGGAAGGTCGTGGGAGAGGGCTACACCCACACAGCCTTTGAGGTCCAGAAGGGCCTTGGGGCAGGTTGGGACATCGCTGCCCTGGACCCGCGCAAACTGGACGCCCTGCTGACCAAGCCTTGGTCTACGGACCATAAGACTTTTCGGGACCGGTGCTGGACCAACAAAGAGGCACTGGTCGGGGAGGTCAGCAAGCGCCTGACCCAGGGCCTTCTGCGGGGAGACGCCCCGGCCAAGACCATCGCAGCCATCCAGAAGACCTTCGGGGTCCATCGTTATAAAGCCGCCCGCTTGGTCCACACGGAGACGACCTACTTCAACGCCGTGGCCAGCAGGCAAGCCTATCAAGACCTGGACGTGGAACAGGTGGAGATCATTGAAACACTGGACGGCCGGACCTGTGAGATATGCGGGGATATGGATGGAAAGATCATCCCCCTATCCCAGTACGAACCGGGGGTCACAGTGCCGCCCTACCATCCCAACTGCCGGGGGACCACGGCTCCCGCCATTGACGCAAAGTGGGCCGGGAAGCGCCTGGCCAGGGATGGGGAGGATGAACTCTATGAGGTCCCGGCGGATATGACCTATGCCCAGTGGAAGGAAGCCTTTGTGGACGGTGGCAAGAAAAGCAAGTTGACCAGGGCCTCTGACGGTGCTATACTCAAACCCAACACACCAGATGATGGAGGGGCCACTGTGCAGACGGTAGGATACATCGACAGAGAGAAATACAGCTGTATCACGAAGGACATCACCACAGACGAGGTGGTCCTGACGCCGGAGCGCGTACAGCACATCAAGGACCGACATCCGGGGCATTTTGAACGCATCGAGCCATTTTTGCGGATGGCTTTGGAAGACCCAGACTACATCCTTGCAGACAAAAGCCCGAACACTGGCCTGATTTTGAAGATGGTCGAACGGGAAGGGACACGTTTTCAGACCGTCCTGCGGGTGCATACCTCTGCGGATAACCCAGCCTTCAAGAACTCCATCATCTCTTCCTGGGAGATTAGTGAATCCCGATGGGAAAACTACATCAAAAACAAAACCGTTCTTTACAAGAAGGAATAATCCTGCTATAATTTCAGTAGGATAAGAACGGGCTTTGAGGTGGTAAATTTCGTTGCGACCACACGCCGATGGTATGACAAGGGGAAACCCTGAGAGATGCGGGAGAGGCGACGCCCGCCAAGGCCCAATCTGACAGAGGGAGTAGGTCTGCACCTGCTCCCTTTTCCTAAAGCAAGGACACTTGAGGTGGTAGATTTCGTCCAGACCACACGCCGACGGTATGACAGGAGGAAACTCTGAGAGATGCAGGAGGAATTGGACGCCTGCCAAGTGTTTTCCTTGCTTTTGTTGTATCCACACAACTTCATTGATGAAAGCATCCTGTAAAAACGCAGGGTGCTTTTTTCATACCCATTTTTTCAGACAGGAGGGAAAGAACATGACAAAAGAAACTTTGCTCGGCTGGGGGCTGAGTGAGGAACAGGCCAAAAAGGTCCTGGACGGACTGAACGGTTCCTTTGTCACAAAAGTGCGGTTCGATGAGGTCAACACCGAACTGACCGCCGCCAAGAAGACCATCAAGGAGCGTGACACCCAGCTTGAAACGCTGAAGAAGGCGTCTGGGGACACCAAAGCCCTTCAGGACCAGATCATCCAGCTTCAGGCAGACAACAAGAAGAAGGATGACGATCACGCCGCCGAGCTGAAGAATCTGCGGATCGGCAATGCGGTCGAGCTGGCCCTGACCGGTGCGAGGGCAAAAAACAACACGGCGGCCAAGGCGCTGCTGGCTGGGTTCCTGGAAAAGGCTGAGCTGGATGAGACCGGTGCAGTCAAGGGCCTGGACGATGAGATCAAGAAGTTGGTCAAAGATGAGAAGACCGCTTTTCTCTTTGAAGCCAAGGAGACCGGGGGCAAGTTCCGGGGCGCCAAGTCCGCCGAGAGGGGCGAGGGTGGCCAGGGTGGGATGACCCTGGAGAACCTGAAAAAGCTCCCGCCGGTGGAGCGGCACCGCTGGTCGGTGGAACACCCGGAGGAATACAAAGCACTCTATGAAGGAGGAGACGCATAATGGGAAACACGGTATATGATAATTTTTTCCTGTCCAATGAGATCGAGGACCAGTATAAGTCCCATCTGGACCTGGTGCAGTTCTGCACCGTGGACAACAACCTGACCGGCGAGGCCGGCATGATCCGTAAGATCCACAAGTACAAGGCCACCAGCGGCACCGAGAAGCTGGCCAAGGGCGAGGGCAACTCCAAGACCATCACGGCTGCCTACACTGAGCAGGAGTACAAGATCCTGCTGGCGCAGAACCGCTTCGTTTACTACGATGAGGAGGCCATGACTGACCCCATGGTGGTGACGACCGGCACCCGCCACGCCGGGACCGATCTGTTCAACACTCAGAACGACGACGTGTATGCGGCTTTCCAGGACGCGACCCTGGTCATGCCCGTTACGGCCCTGAACTTCGGGGCCTTTGTGGACGCCACGGCCATGCTGGCCCTGGAGAATTTGGAGGGCGTGACCCTGTTCGCCTTCGTGAACCCCGCTGACATGGCCAAGATCCGCAAGACCCTGGGCGAAGACCTGAAATTTGTGGAGTCCTATGCTCGGCAGGGCTATGTTGGCACCGTGGGCGGTGTGAATCTCTATGTGAAGAAGGACGCCCTGCCTGGTAAAGTCACCATGGCCACCAAGGAGGCCGTGACCCTCTTCAATAAGAAGGGGACTGAGGTCGAGCAGGAGCGAGACGGCAACACCCGAAAGAACAGCATCTACTCCCGCAAGTATTACATCGCCGCTCTGACCGACGAGACGAAGGCCGTGGTCATTGTGGTGGGCGCTGCGGCGGTCAGCACCGATACCACTGTGACCGCTGGCAAGACCTACTATGCGGCCGCCAGCATGGGCTATGTGAAGGTCACGCCGGCCGAAGGGGACAGCCCCAAGACCAAGGGCTGGTATGAGATCACCCCGTCCTGAGAGGATAGGTGCGTAATATGCGAGAGCAGACCATTGCCTGGCTGACGGCCTGGGGCTTGGGCGGGGCGGAGTATGACGTCTTTCTGGACATCGTCCTGAACGCCGTCACCTGGCGGCTGAAAAATCTGACGGGCTGCGAGGAACTGCCGGAGGGCCTGGTGAGCTTGGGTGCCGCCATGGCAGCAGGGGAATATCTGCAAGCCAGAAAAGCCAAGGGCGAGCTGGAAGGCTTTGACCTGGAAACGGCCATCAAGTCCTTACAGGAGGGGGACACCACTGTCACCTTCGCCATCGGCGAAGGCAGCGCCACCCCGGAGCAGCGGCTCGACGCTCTCATCGACCATCTGTTGAACGGACGGATGGATGAGGTCTATCGCTACCGGAGGCTGGTATGGTGAGCCGGGCGGTGCAGACCGCCCTGGCCCGCCTATGGACAGACCGTTGCACGATCTACGGTCAGAAAGATGTGCCTGTCCTGGGGAGCCATTTGACCAACTTCCAGCCGGTGGTCTTGGCGGAGGATGTGCCCTGTAAGCTGTCCTTTGAATCCCTGACCGTGACCACCGGAGACGGCGTGGCCACGGTGGGGCAGTCCGTCAAGTTGTTCCTGGCCCCGGAGATCGCGGTCCCGGCGGGCTGTAAGATCGTTGTGACCCGACCGGACAGGACAGAGCTTACCTATGGGCAGTCTGGCTTGTCAGGGGTGTTCCATAACCACCAGGAGATCTTATTAGAACCGTTCCGGGGGTGGGCCTGATGGGAGGAGTCTGGGGGCGGTGTGACTTTGAAGCCCTGTTCAAACTGTCGGAGCAGATCGCCAAGTATTCCAGTCTGGACGGGGACCAGCTCTGCCGCCGGGCGGCCAAGCAGCTGGCCCAGATCCTGCTGAACAAGGTGAAGAAGAGGACCCCGGTGGGGGTCCCGCCCAACTATGCCACAGAAGCAGCATTGCAGGAATATTGGGCCGGCTACCGGGGTGGCACCCTGCGGGACGGCTGGACCATCCTGCCCATCCAGAAGCAGGGAGATGCGTATACCATCACGGTCATCAACAACCTGGAGTACGCCAGCTATGTGGAGTTCGGCCACCGGCAGCAGCCGGGGCGGTACGTCCCAGCCCTGGGCAAGCGCCTGCGGGAGAGCTGGGTGCCGGGCCGGTACATGTTGACCATCTCCGAGCAGGAGCTTCGGGCACTGGCCCCCCGGCTGCTACAAGACCTGCTGTATGACGCAATGCGGGAGGTGTTTACATGATCCAGGAGATCATAGAGGGAGTCGCCCAGGCCCTCTATCAGACCTTTGGCGACGAGTACAAAATTTATGAAAACGACGTGGAGCAGGGCTTACAGGAGCCTTGCTTTTTTCTGGGCGTTTTGCAGCCTACGCTCAGCCCCTTACCCGGAGGGCGGTTCCTCAGTCAGAATCCGCTGGACGTGCAATATTTCCCTGCCAGCAGGCGGGACAACCAAACCTTACTGTGCGTAGCGGAACGATTGCAGACCTGCCTGGAACTGATCACCCTGCCGGACGGGGCAATGGTGCGGGGCACAGAGCGGTCTTATGCCATCACGGACAACGTACTGCATTTCCTTGTGATCTACCCTGTGACCCTGCGGCGGCCCAGAGAAGAGACGCCCATGCAGGAGGTCCAGGTGGACGCCACGACGAAGAAGGGAGAATGACCCATGGAATCGAAGAACACACAGCCCGTCTATTCCAAGCAGCAGCTCTTGACCTTCCAGCGCTACGCCGCGCGGCGGGATCTGCTGGAGGCTCTGCTGAAAGACGGCGAAAGCTATACCCATGACCAGGTCCGGAACCTGATCGACGACTTTATGAAAGGAAAGGTGAGGGAATAATGGCCCTTGGCGGCGGCACTTTTTTGGTGCAGAACAAGATATTACCCGGCGCCTACATCAACTTTATCAGCGTGGCCAACGCCAGCGCATCTCTGTCCGACCGTGGCATTGCAACGCTGCCTCTGTCCATGGATTGGGGGCCGGAGCAGACGGTTGTGAGCGTGGAGCAGGGAGAGTTTCAGAAGAACAGCCAGGTCCTCTTTGGCTATGCCTACACGGCGGAGGAACTGCGTCCCATGCGGGAGATCTTTCTTCATGCCCGGAAAGTCTATTTCTTCCGGCTCAACGCCGGCGGGAGCAAGGCGGCCAACACCTACGGCACGGCCAAGTACCCCGGTACCCGTGGCAACGCCCTGCGCGTGACCATCGAGGAAAGCGAGAACAGCCAGGCGGAGGCTCGGCTGTATGATGTGACGACCTGGCTGGGCACGGTCCAGGTGGACCAGCAGAAGGGCGTTGCCACGGCAGAAGCCCTGAAGAACAACGACTATGTGGACTGGAAGACCTCGGCGGCTCTGGCGGTGACGGCTTCTGCGCCGCTCACCGGCGGGAGCAACGGAGAGGTCCAGGATGCAGCCTATCAGACCTATCTGGACAAGATGGAAGCGTATACCTACCACGCTATGGGCTGCCCTTCGGCCAGCGTGACCATCACCGCCCTGTTTGCGGCCTTCTGCAAGCGGATGCGGGAGGAAGTCGGCAAGAAGTTCCAGGTGGTTTGCTTCCGAAAGCTGGCGGACTATGAGGGCGTGGTCAGTGTGAAGAACTCCCTCAACGGCAGCGAAAATGACCCGGCCCTGGTGCCCTGGGTCACGGGCGTCATTGCGGGCACGGCGGTGAACAAGTCCGCCACCAACATGACCTATGACGGTGAGTACACCATCGACGTGAGTGACACACAGAGCCAGCTGGAGGCAGGCATTCAGGAGGGTTCCTTCCTCTTCCATCTGGTGGACGAGAAGGTGGTGGTCCTGGAAGACATCAACACCTTCGTTTCCATCACCGACGAGAAGAGCGGGGACTTTTCCAGCAACCAGACCATCCGGGTGCTGGATCAGATCGCCAATGATATTGCGGTCCTGTTCGGCAAGAAGTACATTGGCAAGGTCCCTAACGATGCGGCTGGCCGCATCTCCCTCTGGAACGACATCGTGAAGCACCACCAGCAGCTCCAGAGTATCCGGGCCATTGAGAATTTCAGCGGCGATGACGTGACCGTGGAGCAGGGCGACACCAAGAAGGCCGTGGTGGTCACCGACCAGATCACCCCGGTCAACGCCATGGCCCAGCTCTACATGACGGTCTATGTCAGCTGAGAAGGGAGGAAGTAACGCATGAGCGACACCATTATGAACGCCATGGACGCCGTATACGGCAGCTTGGCCGAGTGCTATATCACCATCGACGGTAGCCGGTACAACATGATGTCCCTGACAGAGTTCAATAGCGAGCTGGCCGTGAACATCACCGAGGTCCCCATTTTGGGCAAGGTGGGCATGGGGCACAAGCCCGCCGGCGGCAAGGGGACCTGGAGCGGCACGGCCCACTACAACCAGTCTGTCCTGCGCCGCATGGCGGACCAGTATCAGAAGACCGGCGTCCTGCCGTACTTCGAGATCCAGGTGACCAACGAGGACCCAAGCTCTTCGGTGGGGGCGCAGACGATCCTGCTGCATGACTGCCTGTGTGAGAAGTTCACCCTGGCCAAGTTCAAGGCAGGGGAAGAAATTTTGGACGAAGAACTCAGCGGAACCTTTGAATCCTGGGATATGCCCAGAGAGTTTGATCCCTTGGACGGGATGCAGTGAGACAGAATAGGAGGAATATCACATGGATCTGACCGCATTTCTGGCGGAGAACGCCCAGACCGTAGAACACGTCAACTACGCCGCCTCCAAGCGCTTCCTGGACAGCGAGGGCAAGCCCATGCTGTGGGAACTGCGGGCGGTGGACGGCGCAGAGGATGAGGCCCTGAGAAAAGACAGCGCCCGGCGGGTGCCGGTCCCCGGCCGACGGGGGCAGTACCAGCGGGAGACGGACTACGACGCCTACCTGGGCAAGCTGGCCGTGGCCTGCACGGTTTTCCCAAACCTGAACGACGCCAATCTGCAAGACAGCTACCGTGTCAAAAGCGCGGAGGCCCTGCTGAAAACCATGCTCACCTCCGGGGAGTACACGGACTACCTCATCAAGGTGCAGGAGGTCTGTGGCTTTGAGGCCATGCAGGACGAGGTAGACCTGGCAAAAAACTGATCGAGGGCGGCGACGGACAGGCCAACGTCGCCTATTACTGTCTACATGAATTACACCTGTTGCCCTCTGCATATTTGGCTTTGCCCCGGCGAGAACGGGCGTTCATCACGGCTGCCATCCAGCTGCGGACCGAGAACGAAGAGAAGAAACGGAAAGAGCTGGAACAGAAGCAGCGGCACTGACCGCCGCAAGATCAAACAAGAAAGGGGGGTGGTGGCTTTGGCGACCATCCGCACGGCCATCGCCCTGTATGACGGCGTGACCGGACCACTGAAAAGTATGCACAAGGCTATGAGCATCGTGCTCAATAGTTTTGAGGCCATGCAGCGAGCCTCCGGGAACGCGATCGACACGGCCAGCCTCCAGCAGGCGCGGGAAGAGCTGGCACGGGCCGACGCCGCCCTGAACAACATCGAGGACAGTATTCGCAACGACGAAGAGGCGCAGCGTCGCTTCAACCAGCGCATCCGGGACGGGGACACCGCTGCCGGGGGCCTGTGGGACAAGCTCAAGGGCATCGCCATGACCGTCGGCGGCCTGGCTGCCTTGCAGAAGCTCATCGGTCTGTCCGATGAACTGAGCAGCACCAAGGCCCGACTGAACCTGCTGGTGGATGACGGCGGGTCCGTGGACGCCCTGGAAAAGAAGATCATGGCCTCGGCCCAGCGAAGCCGGTCGGCCTACTTTGACACGGCCTCCGCCGTGGCCAAGCTGGGTCTGAACGCCGGCAACGCCTTCGGCGGGGACATGGACCAGGTCATCGCCTTCATGGAGCAAGTCAATAAGCAGTTCGTCATCGGCGGCGCGACGGCTCAGGAGCAGAGTAACGCCATGGTCCAGCTGACCCAGGCCATGGCCGCCGGTGCCCTGCGGGGCGAAGAGCTGAACTCCATCCTGGACGGCGCCCCCGGTATCGCTCGTGCCATCGAGAAATACATGGGCATCGCCGAAGGCTCCATCAAAACCGTGGCAGAGAAGGGGGAAGTCACCGCCCAGGTGGTGAAAAACGCCCTCTTTGCCATGGCGGATGAGACCAATGAGAAGTTCGAGAGTATGCCCAAGACCTGGGCACAGATCTGGACAGAGATGCAGAACAAGGCCCTGTCCGTTTTCTCGCCCATCCTGACCAAGCTCAGTGAGATCGGTAACAGCGACCGGTTCAGTGCGGCGACAGACGGCCTCATGGCGGCGCTGGCAGCCCTGGCCTCTGTTGCTGCTACGATCTTTGATGGCCTGGTGACAGGTGTGGCCTGGGTCGCAGACAACTGGGAAATCTTGTCCCCGCTCATCCTGGGCGTTGCGGCAGCCCTGGGCGTTTACTACGGCGCTCAGGCGGCGGCCAATGTGGTCGAGGCCATCTCCAAGGGGCTGCATGTAGCCCAGGCCGCCGCCAAGATGCTCCAGCTGGCCGTGACCGGTAAGCTGACTGCTGTGACAGCGGCGGAGACGGCAGCGCAGTATGGCCTGAACGCGGCTATGTATGCCTGCCCCATCGTGTGGATCATCATGCTTATCATCGCACTGGTCGCTCTGTTTTACGCGGCAGTGGCGGCGGTAAATCACTTCGCTGGGACCAGCGTCTCGGCCACGGGCATCATCTGTGGGGCTTTCCTGGTCGTGCTGGCTGTGGTCGGCAACGTGTTCGTCTCTCTGTACAACCTGATCATGGAGGTATTTGCCGGGATCTATAACGTGGTCGCAGCAGTGGCGAACTTCATCGGAAACGTGTTTCAGGACCCGGTGGGGGCCGTGGCTCGACTCTTTTTTGACCTGGTGGACGTGGTGCTCAGCCTGCTGAAGACCCTGGCCTCGGCCATCGACAACGTCTTCGGCAGCCACCTGGCGGACGCCGTTCAGGGCTGGAGAGATAGTCTGGGCGGCTGGGTAGACCGGAAGTTCGGCAAGGGCAAGGAGATCATGGCGAAGGTCAACAGCGATGAGATGAAGCTAGGCCGCTTCGAGTACGGAAAAGCCTGGAACACGGGCTACAACTTCGGCAAGAACTTGGGAAGTAAAGTCTCTGGTTTGTTCGACAGCACCCAGGTCAATGACCCCATGGGGGCCTTCAACACCGGCAACACGTTAGACAGCATCTACAACAACACCAACGACATCGCCGACAACACGGCCAAAGCTGCCGATGCCCTGGACATGAGCGCCGAAGAGCTGCGTCTGTTACGGGACATTGCGGAGCGGGATGCCATCAATAAATTCACCACAGCGGAGATCCGGGTGGAGATGAACAACCAGAATACCATCACCGGGACGAACGACTTGGACGGCATCATCGATGATCTGGAAAAGAAGATCGAAGAGGCGATGATCGAAGTCAGCGAGGGGGTGCACATCTAAATGTTTCAGTTTTACTTAGACGGACTTCTTTTTCCGGTGGCCCCAGAGAAGATGACGGTGAAGATCGGGAACCAGAACGACACTCTCACTCTCATCAGCGGGCAGGAGGTGAGCCTCCCGAAGCTGCCGGGCCTGTCGAAGATCACCTTTTCCTGCCTGCTGCCTGCGGTGCGATACCCCTTTGCCCAGTATCCGGGGGGCGTATTTCAGAATCCCAAAAATTATCTGGACAAGTTGGAATCACTCAAGCAGACTTGTAAACCCTTCTTCTTCCAGGTGATACGGCCGGGGCGCTTCCAGACCAGCTTCACCGTGTCCCTGGAGGACTACACCATCACAGAGGATGCCAGTAAGCACGGGCAGGACGTTTCTGTAGATGTGACCTTGCTGCAATACCAAGCCTATGTGACGAAGACCATTCAGTTCAAGACTGACAGCAAGGGGACCACCGCCACCGTGTCCCAGCCCAGCCGGGACACCACCGGCAAGAAGACGACCACGAGCTACACCGTGAAGCGTGGGGATACCCTGTGGAACATCGCCAAGAAATACCTGGGCAGTGGAGCAAAGTGGAAGACCATCTACAACGCCAACAAGTCCACCATCGAAGCCGCCGCCAAGAAAATGGGCCGGGCCAGCAGCTCCAATGGACACTGGATCTATCCGGGGACTGTGCTGGTCATCCCATCCTCTGGGACGACCGGCGGCGCGACCAGCAAACCCCAGACCACCCCGGCCAAGGCCACGGCGGCGGTCGGGAGCTACCAGAAGCTCTATACATCGTCCGATGCGACCGTCTGCGCCAAGATCATGTACAACGAGGGGCGTGGCCTCAAGAGTAAGACAGAGCTGGCCTGTATCGTCTGGACCATCCTCAACCGGGTGGACGCCGGGTATGGTAGCACCATCCAAAAGGTGGCGCTGGCCAAGCATCAGTTTGCCTACACGGCCGGGGCCAAAACGACCAGTGACTACGGCTATGACCTGATCGCCCTGGCCAAGGACGTCATGGACCGCTGGTCGAAAGAAAAGGCTGGGTTTTCCAATGTAGGCCGGGTGCTGCCTAGGGGCTACACCTGGTACTACGGAGACGGGAAGCACAACTACTTCTTCAATAACTACGCAAAATTCACAGCCTGCGTGAAGGCACGGAGATATGTAGGCGGGGGCTGGAATTACAGCCTCAAGTCGCCTTACTGAGAGGAGAGAGGCTATGGCGACACAGGTACAACAGGCCATTTCATGGGCCAAAAAGAGACTTGGGTCATCGGCCTACGCCGGGCGCTGTCAGGCGTTCGTAGCGGATGCCTACGCCAAGGGCGCCGGGATGCCCCGTAAATCAGCCAGCACGGCCAAGGCTGCCCGGAAGCTCTGGCGGGTGTCCAGCAGCCGAAAAGACATTCCCGTGGGGGCTGCCGTCTACTTCGACAGCCCCACAGCCCCCTCTGCCGGGCACGTCGCCCTGTGCATCGGGAATGACCAGGTGATCCACGCCTTCAGCAGCATCAAGATCACGTCGGTGGCTTCTGTGATCGGTGCCGGCTATGCCTACCAGGGCTGGGGCTGGAACGGCGGGGTGAAGCCCTCCGGCGCAGTCCAGGTGGTTAGTACCACTACGGCCAGCTCTAGCAATTCGTCTGCGTCTGCATCTTCCGGGAGTACCGGGAGCACCGGCAGCACAGAGAAGGAAAACAAAGAGATCACCACAGTCGTCTCCAAGTCTGTTACGGGCATCGGCAGCGGCCAGAAGATGGCCCTGACCGGCTTCCCGGCCAACCTGTCCTATGGCGTTGAGATCCTCATCCAGAATGATAAAGTCTACATGCCAACGGTAGAGAGCGGCATCAAGCTGGAGCGCAGCCGCAGTGGATCGCCCTCTAAGCTTACGTTCACGGTCCTCAAGGACAATGTGCTGAACTTCCAAGAGGGGAATCCGGTGACTATGCGCTTCAACGGAGCGCCGGTCTTTGCGGGCTTCGTTTTCCAGAAGCGCCGGACCAACTATACCGAGATCGAGGTGGTCTGCTATGACCAGATCCGTTATCTGAAGAACAAGAGCACGTTCTCTTATACCAACAAGACCTACGGGGAGCTGCTGGCCATGCTGGCGAAGGACTTTCATCTGACCTGTGGCAGCGTAGCAGACACCAAGTACAAGATACCCACCCGCATCGAGGAGGGGACCTTGCTGGACGCGCTGCAAAACGCCTCTGATCTGACGATCATCAACACTGGCATCCTCTACGTCCTCTATGACGATTTCTGGAAGCTCACGCTGAAGCCCTTGAAGGACATGATTCTGAACCTCCTGGTCGATGAGGAAACGGCCAGCAGCTTTGACTATACTTCTAGCATCGACAAGGATGTATACAACAAGATCATGCTGGCGGTGGACAACGATGAGACGGGCCAACGGGAGACGTATGTTCTCAACTCGCCCGGCAGTCAGGCCAAGTGGGGACAGCTCCAGTATTACGAAAAGCTGGACGCAGAGACGACACCGCAGATCCTTGCAGAACGTGCGAAGATCCTGCTGAACTACTACAACAAGAAAAGCCGTACTTTGAAGATCTCTGGGGTATCCGGGGATGTGCGGGTCCGTGGCGGCAGCCTCATCGTAGTCAAAATGGGTCTGGGAGACATCGACGTACAGAACTATATGTGCGTGGAAAAAGTGACCCATACCTTCGAGAACGGCCTGCATACCATGGAGCTGAGTTTGTCCGGCATTAAGGGGGAGTTTGTTGCATCGTGAAACAGTTTCTGGAAACCATGAAGCAAGTGGCAATCAACGCTGCCGAAGCAAGTAAGCCGATGTGTCTTGTCTTCGGCACAGTCACGTCTAAAAGCCCACTGAAAATTCTGCTGGCCACACAGCAGGAACTGGAAAAACAGTATTTCTTAGCCCTGGCCCCGGTGCCTGATTTTAAGGTAGGGGACAAGCTGGTGCTGCTGCGGGAGCAGGGCGGCCAGCGCTTTCTCATTCTGGGCAAAAAGGGGGCGTTGTAATGCTGCCCACTGCTTATCAAGATGACTTGACCCAGGACTTCACCGTCGAGGAAAACAAGCCCAGCCGGACCTTCCGCCTGGACCACACCTGGCAGGTGGTCCGTGGGACCATCGACCAGATCGAGGCGATGGAGCAGGCCATCTATCTGATCCTGAACGTGGAGCGCTACGAGTGGCCGATCTATTCCTGGGACTATGGAGTAGAGCTGATGGACCTCATCGGCCAGCACCCTGACTATTGCAAAGTGGAAATTCAGCGCCGGGTCAGTGACGCCCTGTTGCAGGATGACCGCATCACAGAGGTCAAGGATTTCCACTTTACCGTAACTGGAAAGAAAATACTTTCTGAGTTTACCGTAGTCACGATTTTTGGCCAAACCAATGCAGAAGTGGAGGTGAACATCTGAATATGTACGAAGAGATCACCTATGAGACCTTACTGGGGCGGATGCTGGAACGGGCTGGGTCCATTGACGGGAACGTCGACACGAGAGAAGGTTCCCTGGTCTGGCTGGGGTCTGCCCCGGTGGCCATGGAACTGCAAAACCTGTACCTGGCGCTGGACAACCTGTTTGCCGAGACCTTCGCAGACACGGCCAGCCGGGAGTATCTCATCCGGCGGGCAGGGGAGCGGGGCATCGTGCCCTATTCTGCGACCCCGGCAGTTCTGCGGCTGGAGGTCGTGCCCACGTCTCTGAGCCTGAGCATGAACACCCGCTTCTCCATCGGGGCGCTGAACTACGCTGTCACCGACGATCTGGGCAGCGGGGCCTATGAACTGACCTGTGAGACAGCCGGGCAGGAGGGCAACCAGTACAGTGGCCCTGTTGTCCCCATTGATTTTATCGAGGGGCTGGAGAGCTGCTCGGTCACGGCCCTGCTGGTCCCCGGCGAGGATGAAGAGGACACCGAGGCCCTCAGACAGCGCTATTTCGACAGCCTGAACGCCCAGGCATTTGGCGGTAATCGTATTGATTACATCGAGAAAACCAAGGCGCTCCCCGGCGTGGGCGGTGTGAAGGTTTACCGGGCCTGGAACGGGGATGTTGCCCCGGCCAGCTTGGCCCCGCCCGAAGAGGCTGCTGTCTGGATGCAGGGCCTCTCCGGGGTGCCGGAGACGGTCAAGACCTGGCTGGAGGCCGTGTATGCTGCCGGGTCTGCCGGCAAGCTGACGGTGGGCGGCACGGTGAAGCTGGTCCTCATCGACAGCACCTTTTCGCAGCCCTCTGCCACGCTCATCAGCCAAGTGCAGACCGCCATCGACCCGGAGCAAAACGCCGGGGATGGGCTTGGCATCGCACCCATTGGCCATGTGGTCAAAGTGGCTGGGGTGAAGAACGAGACAATAGATCTGTCCTTCTCCCTATACTATCAGCGGGGCTGGGCCTGGGACGACGTGAAGGGCTATGTGACCGACGCCGTCAACGCCTATTTCCTGGAGCTGGCCAAAAGCTGGGCAGACCAAGAGGAGGCGCTGGTCTGCCGGATCAGCCAGGTGGAGAGCCGTCTGCTGGACATCGACGGCATTTTAGACATTGCCGGGACGACGCTCAATGGCGCCGCTACAAACTACGCCCTGGCGCTCGACCACATCCCTGTGCTGGGCGAGATCACGGCCAGCACCATCACCATCAGCGTATAGGGGAGGGGTGATCTATGACACGACGCCTGATGAGCTACCTGCCCTACGTGCTGCGGGACTACACGGAGATACAGGCGATCTTAGTCGGCCAGCAGCCAGAGCTGGACCAGGTGTGGGAGGCGGCAGAATCTCTGCTGGAAAACCAGTTCATCGTTTCCGCCGAGGGCCTGGGCCTGGGGCGCTGGGAGAAAATCCTCGGCATCACGCCCAAGGGCACGGACAGCCTGGAGGACCGACGCTTCCGTATCCTGGCCCGTTGGAATGAAGAGCTGCCTTACACGATCAAACAGCTGCGGGCCATTTTGGAAACCCTGTGCGGGGCCGGGAACTACACAGCAGAGATGGACGGGGCCTATACCCTGTCTGTTAAAGTCGGGCTGGCGGCGAAGAACAACTTTGCCGACGTGCAGGCCATGCTGGAACGGGTCACGCCGCAAAACCTGGCGTTGGCGCTGTCTCAGCTCTACAACACCTGGAACGCAGCGAAGAGATTCACCTGGAACCAGGCCAGTTCTATGGCCTGGAAGACCATGAGAGAGGAGGTGCTGCCAGAGTGACGTACACAGAAAACTACCATCTGAAAAAGCCGGATGGAGACGATTTTATTGACGTCGCCGACCTGAACCAGAACATGGATGCAATCGACGCCCAGCTGAAAGCCCAGGCCCAGAAAGCGGAAGGGGACGGGACGAAAGTCCAGGAAGTTCAGGCGGCGCTGGAGCAAAAAGCAGATCTTAAAAACGGAAAAGTCCCGGCGGAACAACTGCCGGAGATGGACTACATCGCCAGCGCAGACCGGGGCGCCCCCGGCGGCGTGGCAACGCTGGGCAGTGACGGCAAAGTCCCAGAGGGGCAGCTCCCGGCGATGAACTACGACCCAAAGGGAACGGCGGTCACGGCAGTCAGTAATCATAACAGAAGCGCCGGTGCCCACGCCGACATCCGGCAGGCCGTGGCCGAGGCCCGCACCGCCGCGCAGCAAGCAGCGGCTGCCGTGCAGAACGGCCTGGACAGCCACACAGGGAACAAAGATAACCCCCACGCCGTGACCAAGGCGCAGGTCGGCCTCGGCCAGGCGGACAACACAAGCGATGCAGATAAGCCAATTTCCAAAGCTGCGCAGAAAGCCCTGGACCAGCTCTCGGATGACCTGGAACAAGTCGCAGGGATGACCCTGCTCGGCGGCGGGGCCGGGGGTGGGGAGCTGGAAGACACAGCTCTGGAAGCCGGCAGCTTCGTCAACGCCGGCGCAGGCTGGAACACCTTTCGGTTTCGAGAAGCGTTCGAGGGTGTGCCGCATGTGGTCTGTCAAGCAGAAAGCCTTGACTGCACCATTCAAATCAAGGATATTACGGCAGAGGGCTTTCTCTACTGCCTGCGCACCCTGTCCACCGGAAGCTATTACACCGGCGCTTCCACCGGCACCCAGCCGAGCCACAGCGCCACCACCCTGGTCAGCGGCACGACCACCACGGCGACCGCCGTCAAGATCCATTACATTGCCGTAGAATACGGAGGCGAACGATAATGCTAGGAACCAATCAACTGGACTTTATGTCCTACGCCACAGCATTCAAGTCCAATTACCGCAAGGGCGTCCGCAAGCTGGAAGCCATCTTGTCCAACCCGACCCACGCAGCCGAATTTGCTGCCAACCTGGGCGGTGTATCCGTGGTGCTGGGCGTGCCCATCGGACGTGAGGACCGCAACAGCGACGCCCTACTCTCCCTGCTACTGAACAGTGGCATTGCAGACGATGCCGTCCTGACCTGGATGCACCAGTTCTACGAGTTCACGACCTGGGACGACCTCATGGGCAATTCAGCCCGTGTCCAGGAGATGATGCAAAACCCCTTCCTCTGGCGTGCCCTAGGCGGCAGTACGAAGGCTGTCGGCAAGGGTGTGGCTACTCTGGCAGGGCTGTCCTGTGCGAGCTATGCGGATATTGATGTAGTAGTTGCATCTTCGACCGCTATGGCGGCTGTGGCAGCGTCTCAGACCGCTATGACGGCGGTGGCTGCGTCCCAGACCGCTATGGCGGCGGTGGCAGCGTCTCAGACCGCTATGGCGGCAGTGGCAGCGTCTCAGACCGCTATGGCGGCGGTGAT